TGGATTCTCGAAGGTTGGGGTATGCGCGAGGTGATAATCAAGGCCTTGGACTGGAATCAAACCAACACACCGCCAATGAGTGTGCAAGAAGTTCTGCATACAGCCAACAGTATTTGTACTGGACATTTAAAAAGAAATCCAGATGACTCTGATGTTGGCATATTGAAATGGAACACCAGTCAATGGCAGATACCTTTAGCAGATGAACTCAAAGAGATCATGGATCAAGAAGATCCCATTGATACACAAAAGTCTCAGGACACAGTTGATAGAGATCCTCTGGGACTTAAAACATTCAACGATCCTTTCTGGGATACTATGGACTCAAGCCGCATCGAACAGTTTTGGGGTGATGCATTTGTCTTTGAGCAATCAAGAGTCTTGCTCTTGGGTAAACCTAAGATTGGTAAGTCACATTGGCTTGGTGCATTCGCAGCGGCAGCGACAACCGGCACTGAGTTCATGGTCAAACAATTCAGCAGACCTTTGAAAGTCATGTGGCTACAAGCAGAGATCATTCATGAGTTCTTAAAGAAAAGAATCGAAATGTATTATCAACCCTTTCATCATGATCCAGAGCTATACAACCTAGGCAAGTCAAACCTGGTTGCATCAGGCAGACTGCGAAAGAACATCATGCGTGATGGAGACATGGATGCGATAGCAGAAAGCATCGAGTATCATAAGCCGGACTTGGTCATGATCGATCCGATTATTAACTTCTTCAGCGGAGAAGAGAACTCCAACTCAGAGATACATGAGATGTTATCGCGTGTCGATAAGCTGATCGAACTATTTAAAGTGGCAGTCATCATTGCTCATCACACTGGCAAGGAAAGGGCAGACGATCTCTCCTTTATGTCAGCGCGTGGTGGTAGTGCCTTCGCAGGGTGGATGGACTCAGGCATCAAGCTGTCGGGGACAAAACCCAATGTCACATTGTTCTATGAAGCAAGGAACGCAAGAGAACCTGATCAACATCTAGCTTACTTCGACTTCGAGCGTGGCTTCTTTAGAATGGTGGATGCATCAGACTCGCCGGACGAAGTAGAGATTGCAAGAGTCATCGCTGGTGCAATGAGTTCATACAAGTTCTACACAAGGCAAGAACTAGAACTGCTAGCGCGTGAAGCACTCAAAGAAAAAGATCTAGCATCAGGGGAAAGAGCAGCAAGGTATGGCGTCTCACATGTACAGAAGTATCTTGGCGAGAAGGTTAAGACACATAGCATTCCTGGAAAGAACACTTGGTATTATTTAGAGGACAATCAAATGAGCAAACCTTGGCAAGACGATGGATGATTTAATTAAAGTGCTGGGTGATGCAATGTTCGCTGACTTAGATGTCAGGCGGCAGAAGTTATTACGAGCGATTGGTGGCCTGAAAGATCATGCAGTCAATCAGCTGGTCAAAAGAGACAACGAGTTTTTTGAAAAGAACTACAGACATCTGGGCAACGTAGAAGATGAGATTAAAAGAGAGGGAAGGAGAGAATGGATAGACAAACCTTTAGATTAGACAAAGCAGCACTCAAAGAATCAATGGCTGATACATTCATGGGCACAGCAATCAACTTGCCCCTGGTATGGGTGGTGTTGACAATCTGCTTGGTGTTTACGCAGAATGCATTGATCATCTCAATAGCACAAGCGGGGGTGTTAACAGTGGTGGCAATCATCAGAAGATATTGCACAAGAATGTGGTTTAAGGGCAAGGAAAAAGATGTTAACTAAATCAATTATTATTACAACAAATTCAAATGACATTGATTGGGAAATTTTTAGAGAATGTTCTTTTGCAATTATGGGTGGCGAAAAAAAAGAAGGCATGACATATGAAGAGTATAAAAAGAAACATCCTATGCATTGGGATGTTGCAAAAAAAACAAATGTTGCTAACTAAATCGAGGGGGGAGTGTATGCTGGAGTGTGTGTTGGAGTGTAATAAAAGTGTGTATAAGTGGCTGTGCAACGAGCGGAGGGGCAATTGCACAGCCCCTCTCGAAAGGTGCATGGTTGCAACATTCAGGGGTGTGTGCGGTTGTGCAGTTGCACATGCCCGCACATATGCACATGCATCGCTGGAGGGCGCATGGATACTGGTATGTGCAGCTGTGCGCATGTGCATCTCTATAGAGAACTATAGAAAGGTGTATAAACACACCTATTCTGTAGGAGAGATAGGTTCTCTTAAAGATACAAATATGAAACAATGTATACACATAAGTTAGGGAAGTTATGACTAATAAAAAATTAACGAAGAAACAAGAAAAGTTTGTCGATCTCATGGTGTATCAAGATTACAATCAGACGAAGTGTGCTCATCTGGCAGGGTATGAGAATCCTACTGTAGCAGCAACAAGGTTGTTGAGTAATCCAGAGTATGCTCATGTGCAAGAAAAGATTAGACAGTTCAAAGCGATCCAGCGCACAAAGAATGAGATAACTTATGAGGGGATAGCAAAGAAGCTTGGAGAGATACGCGATGTTGCATTGGCGGATGGATCATATGGGCCTGCGGTAACAGCGGAGATTGCAAGAGCAAAACTTGCCGGACTCATGGTTGATAGGAAGGAGTTGAAGATACATAAGATTGATAATATGAGCAGGGATCAATTAGAGATAAGGTTGCAGCAGTTAGTACAAGAACATCAGATTGTCCTGGGATCAGCCGAAGAGGTAGAAGAAGTTGAAGAGGTTAGTCGAGATCAGAAAGATCTAGAGAATCATCTTGGGCAGGAGATTGTTGAAGAGGCTCTGCTTGACGATGAGGAAGATCTTTCAGAGGCTTCAGCTTCCCATCAGCAAGAAGACGATTCACCTGAAGTTTAGCTTCGTCTAGTTTCTTTTGACAGTATTTTTGAATCTTTATACCTTGCTCGAAATCTGCGACTGCTGTCTCAAGATCTATTTCAGATGATTCAAGTTTAGCAACGATGCGTTCTAATTCAGCCAGACCTTTTTCAAAGCTCATGACTTTTTACAACCTGAACCGCCAGGTAATTGTTCTACATCGAACCAACCGCAGGGATAATTAATCATTTGCCTTGACCTCTATATTTTTTACGCGTCTTGCGTTTGTTAGTGCCAGCGCCTCTGCTTAATCGAGAGTCACCGATGGATGTTTTCTTTTTAATGCTTTGTATTTTTTCTTTGATCCATGTTTTAGCCATGTTTGTTTTCCTCTAATTGTTTATAAAATTCTGCAACCTGCATAATCTCTTGCCAAGTTCCATCATTTTTTATGCAGTTGGCTCGATGAGAAACAATAAGAATGTTGCCTCTAACATAAAAATTATCATTGTCGATGCGTTCTAATGTGGGAGAGTTGTGTTTATCTTCATGCCCATGTACAAGTTCAATGCCTAACACCGGGCATTTAAAATCTTGCGGCCAGACATCCCAAATGTCTTGAGCCTTGAGAGTACAAGGCGGCCAACCTCGGTCCAAAGATCTGCGCCTGGCACCAGATAACATTTTATGCGCCCAATACAAAGGCTTGGTTCTTTTGTTTTCGTTGTAGCAAGATCGACACTCCCATCTAAAAGGTGGGGCTTTTTGTAGTTTTCTATTGGGAAAGTTTTCTGAGTTCAGTTCTTTTGTTTGCTTGCATATCTTACATTGTCTCATTTTGGATCAATGGCTTTTAGATAGAGTTCTTGCCAGAACTTAACTTTATGTAAAAGATCATTGTTTTGTTGAACAATGTCTTCTAAGTTTATTTTTCTATTGTCTCCTGGTATGCAAATAGAAAAGAATATATTGTTTCTATCTACTTCTTTTTCAAACTTATCGCGCAACAAGTCTGGAAGATTGGCAGCGTTTGGATCTACTTTATCTAAGTAGAACTTTGCTTGAACAAGCACTTCTCTCTCTTGTTTTAATTCTTTCATAGATATTTATCGTGATCGTTGTACCAGATATAAAACAAACAAAGTAAATTAATAACTAGAAATAAAACAATTACACCTAAAATTTCAAGAATCGTTTCTATCATTTTAGATCTGCATCTTCAAGATATTTAGTATCCACTCTCCATATCCTGTATTCTCCATCGTTGTGCGGACATTTACCGAGTCTGAACTTGCGGTCTTTAAAGTTTTTAGTGTAGAAATTAACTCTATACTTGTAAGCTTGTTCTTTTGTTAGGCCGCCAA